CCGTCTTCCGAGCCTAACCAATGTCATTCGAGATACAGACCATCAAATCCCGCATCGCGGCGATCAAGTCGCGGCATGGGCTGGCCGAGGATGCGCCCGTTGGCATCTTCGCCACGTTCGATACGAAGGCCGCACTCGACACCGAGAACGGCAACAACGACGTGCTGGCGATCGCCACGACCGACAACGTAGACCTTGACGATGAGGTTGTGCTGCCGAGCGGGTGCGATTGGTCGTACCTGAATGCGAACCGCAAGCTGTTCGTAGACCACCAGTACGACATCTCGCACTGCGTCGGTGCCCTTCGCTCTATGGCCCCGTACCCGTCGAAGGGTGCCATGAAGGGCTGGTCCATCCGGGCACGCCTCTACGACGGAATGCCCTACCCCGCTGCCGAGGCTGTTCAGAAGATCATCGCACAGGACGGTATCGGCATCAGCATCGGGTTCCTGGCACTGGACTACGGCGCACCGACCGCAGACGAGCGGATCAAATACCCCGGCGCGTCCTCGATCGTCCGCAAGTCGAAGCTCTTGGAAGCATCGTTTACCTGCCTGCCCTGCAACGTGTCGTGCCAGACGCAGCGCGTGAGCATCGACGACAGCAAGGCCGCGAACATCGCCGCACACGTTGACGCGAAGGCACGCGACATCCTGAGCATCAAGCTCCCCCGACTCTCGATCAAACTCCCGCCCGTGTCCTAACCGGCACGCGCGGTCTTTCCCCTTCCCACGTTCACGACGGCCAACGCCTGACCACTACGGCGCGTGTCTACTGCGCGCCCGCGTGTCGATCGCGTGATGCCCGGCTGAGCAACGGACTTCCCACGTTCCAACCGGAGACACATACCCATGAATCGCAAGCAACTGCTCGCAGCCTTGACCGCTGCGGGCTACACCGGCAAGGCTGACCTCGCCGACATCAAGCAGTATCTCGCCAACGAGGGCCGAGATTCCGACAGCATCACCATCAACGACGAGACGCACAAGATCGACGACGTGTTCGCTAAGGCTGCTCCCCTGAGCGCCAAGGTTGACACGGAAGCCGATGAGCCTGTCATTGTCGCCCCCAGCAAGAAGGACGCCACCGGCTACAAGAAGACCGTTGGCAAGCTTGAAGGCAAGGGCGAAATCGGCGTCATTGTCAAGGGCCGCGACCGCTCGTATAAGCGGTACGAAACCCTCATCGCCAACCGCAGCAACCCGAACGCCAGCAACCGCGAGAAGGCTGTCTTTGACACCCCCGAGGATGCGGAGACGTTCGGCGCGTGGTCGCGTCTCAACCTGTCCGCCCAGATCAACAAGTCGTACAAGGCTGAGGGCGAGGACCGCGACATCATCCAGAAGGCTGGCCTCACCTACGACAACACCCTCGGCGGCGCGACCGTTCCGCAGGAGTTCATGAACTCGCTCATCTGGCGTACCGAGCAGTACGGCGTTGCTCGCCGTCTCGCGCAGGTCGTTCGGATGAACAGCGACAACATGGTCATCCCGCGTCGTACGGGCCTCGTGACGATGGGCTTTGTCGCTGAAGGCGCTGGCCCGTCGCTTCAGGACAACCGCTACGACAACGTGGAACTGACCGCTCGCAAGGCGATTGGTCTGTTCCAGGTGTCCACCGAGTTGTTCGAGGACTCGGCCATCAACCAGAGCAACGAGTACGCCGACAGCGTGGCTGAGGCGCAGGCGTTGCTTGAGGATCAGATTTACTTCCTCGGCGATGGTTCGGCCACCTACGGCGGCTTCAACGGCCTTGCCAACGCTCTCCCGTCCGGTGCGTACATCTCGGGCGTGGCGTGGGGCAGCATTACCACGGCCAACATCCAGAACGCGATGGGCAGCGTCCAGAACGTCAAGAACGGCAATCTGGCGTTCGTCTGCTCGCGTCAGTTCTACTTCCAGGTTCTTGCCCGCTTGGACAAGGCCGCTTCGCAGTTCAAGGAGCTTGCAGGCGCGAACCCCAGCTTCACCGCTGGCTCGATCGCTGTCGGCAACTTCCTCGGCTACCCCGTCTACATCTCGCAGGTTCTCCCGACCGCTACCGGCGCGAACAAGGCGTGCTACTTCGGCGACTTCTCGGGCATCAGCAAGATCGGCGACCGTCGCCAGCTCTCGCTCGATGTCAGCCGCGAGTACGCCTTCAACGCGGACCTCATCACCATGCGGGCCACGGCTCGTTTGGCTGTCAACGTCCACGGCGATGGCCGCGCCAGCACCTTCGGCCCGGTGGTCTGCATCCAGGGCGCGTAAGCCGCTGGGTAGTTCCTCACACACGCACAACACGCGGGCACTCCCCGCGTCGGAGATTTTCACACATGATTCAGGGACAAAACGAACGTGGCATCGTGGCACTCGCGCCGTCCAGCGCCGCCACCAACGCCACCGCGTCTTCGGACGCTATCGACACGCTGGGTTGGAAGCACCTCAAGATCAACTTTGTGGGTGCGAAGATTTCGGCCACCAACGCCAGCACGCTCATTACTTCGGTCAAGGTGCAGCACGCGACCTCTTCAACCGGCGCTTGGGTTGACGTTACCGGGTTCGCCGGTACGACCAACACGACCGCTGCGTCGTCTGAGTTCGTGCTGCCGACCTCGACCGCGACCACGAGTGCGTACAACCTCGAATGGAACCTGTCCGGCGTGATCGGCACCGTTGGCCGCTACGTCCGCGTGCTGTATCAGCCCGCGACCAACAACAACACCAACGCGATCTTCGCTCAGTTGTCTCGCGGCGATCAGGACCCCAACACCGCTGCCGAAGCGGGTGCTTGGGCGCGAGTCATCGGCTAATCACAACCGGGGCGGGGGTGAATCCCTGCCCCGGTCTTTGCAAAGGAGGGCATTTGGAACAGGTACGGCTGAACATCGGGGGTGGTGACACCCAGATTGACGGGTTTACGAATGTCGATCGCAAGCTCGGAACGGAAGCGTTCCCGCTGGCAAACACGGACAATTCGGTAGACGAAATCCGGGCGGTCCACATCCTCGAACACTTCCCGCGTGCCAAGACGCAGGCGGTGCTGAACGATTGGGTGCGGGCCATGAAGCCCGGCGCTCGCATCCGCGTGAGCGTTCCGGACATCGCCAAGATCGCGGAGCAGCTAAAGAATCCGACGCTGCCGGTAGACCTTGAGGGCATCATCTACGGCGGGCAGACAGACGCAAACGACTTCCACCATGCCGCGTTCGATGAAGCGGGGTTGGCGGTCATGCTGGCGCGTGCTGGCCTCATCGCTATCCAGCCGTGGAACGACGACGTACGCGACAACAACCTGCACCCGATCAGCCTGAACCTAGAAGGCTACAAGCCGACAGAGAACATGCGCGATGCCGCGTACATGCGGAAGATCGTCGGCGTGCAGAGCGTGCCCCGGCTGACATTTACCGAGTCCGAATCGTGCGTCAAGAAGATTCAGCGTTCGCTCGGCATTGACGTGCATGTGATGCAGGGCGCGTTCTGGGGGCAGTGCCTTGAGCGTGGGTTTGTGCGGGCGATTGAGAGCGGTGCCGAGTGGATTCTGGCCTTTGACTACGACACGGTTTTCAGCCTCGCGGACGTGCAGAAGTTGTGCCTGCTGTTGGAGTCGCACCCGGAAGTTGACGCCATCGCCCCGTTGCAGATGAAGCGAGGGGATAACACGGCCCTGTTGAATGTCGAGAAGGGCACCGGCGATCTGTCCCTGTTGCGGGGTCCGCTGCTGGATGTGACCCTGGCACACTTCGGATGCACGCTTATCCGTGTGTCGGCACTAAAGAAGATGGCGCACCCGTGGTTCTGGGGACAGCCCAACGCAGACGGGCAGTGGGGGGAAGGTCGAGAAGACGAGGACATCTACTTCTGGCGCAAGTTCCGTGAGGCTGGCAACCGCGTATGCGTTGCGCCTCGCGTGAGCGTCGGACACTTGCAGCTCATCGTGACGTGGCCTGACGAATGGCTGCGACCGATCTGGCAGCACACGCGAGACTGGATCGAGAACGGGCCACCGGCAGAACGGCGGCACTAAGGCGCGGACCTAGTAACCACCAAGATCATCGCTCCGCGCCTCCTTTCCTCGGCGCGTTGGGGGAAACCCTTTCGCGCCGGGTTATGCAGAAGAAGACGACAAACAAGAAGGTCAAGCCGGACAAGATCAAGAACA